TCCCCAGTCAAGCTGGGGCCTGTTTTGAGTTGCTTGCGTTAGTGGTCAAGTGAACTCAACGTAGCGGGTTGAGTACCAAAGCTGGTCAGCAGTGGGGGGAATTAGGCGAGAGACCGCCTCGAAGTCCCCGTCCATGATGGCCTGCTCAGCTGCCAACTGAGTAGCCACGGACACCCCATAAAGCGCCTCAAAGAGGAGCCTTGTGTCGGCCGACGGTTTGAAGTCAGGGATCGGCATGGAGACATCCACATTGTCGAGATGCCACCCATCAGGTGTGAATATCGGTTTCGCAGACCCAGCGTCCAGAAGACCGCGCCGAGCCAACGCCCCGACCACCGGACATTGTGGTACCTCGCACAAGGATGAAAGGCACTTGGCCTTGAGCAGTCCACGCATGATCATGTCACCTGCGTGAATGAAGGACTGCGTCCACCCGAATCCCATGAACACCTTGCGTGGGTTCTTGACGACCTCTCCCGACTCCGCGAAGACCATGCCACAGAAGGACGCGGTGCATGGATCTGCTACCTCGTCGATCTTGATGGTGAATCCCAATCGCTCGTAGTCGGACTTGGTGAGTTGGACGTCTGTGGCAAACAGACCGTCGTCTCCCTCGACAAAGCCTAGGAGAGAACCTCCCTTCAGGCTGACGAGGTACTTGGCGAGCATCAAGTTTGTGAACCCATTGCCTAGGGAAGTGCACATGTCCCCAGACATTCTCCGCCCGGATACGGAGGCTCGCACGCCGGTTCGGGTCCTCATGTTGTTTCTTCCCTTGATGACGGAGCAGAGGAAGTGGGCGTCCCGTGACCAAGAGAGGCAGTGCCGGTACAATTCACATTCAACAGCGTCGAGCACCTCAGGGGTGAAGTGGCTTTCGAACGCAGTGAAGTCTGTTTGGTAGTACCGCCTACCTGCCTGCCGTAGGCCTTTGACAAGTCCAGCTCTGTTAGAAACCGGAACATGTTTTATGAACTCGGGCAGGGAGTAAACAACGTTTTCAATGGCCTTGAACAGCGGGCCAGACCACGCCTTGAACGCATCGTGACGACTGTTGATCATGCGGGCGTGCTTCAGTTCTTCGTAGAACTCCGACTTTACGAAGGAGTCTATGTGGGAACACAACTTGCGGCTGGGACGGCCACCCTTGAGGTCTTGGAAGGCCTCAGTGAGTTGCCGCTTACGCTGCTCGTTGTAGGGGGTGCTGTTAAGCCATGTCTCGAAGGAAATCAGGTCCGCCTTGGGAAGCTTCGAAACTTCCTGGCGCACGAAGGCTTTCAGACCAGCCAAGCTGGCCTTGGTGGTGACAGGGACGTCACGCAAAAGCCGTTTCTGGAACCCGCAAGCGACTGTGTGGGGGTCGTTGCTGTCTAGGCAAAGCGGCGCATAACCGGGTATCGAACAACTCGGCAGCCTGCGGAACATGACCCGCCGGACCCTCCTGGTTATGGGAGAGAGCAACGTGGCCAGTCCGCTGGATAGTGCGGCGCTGACAGGGCGGTCGAGCCGGGTCTCACTCACCCGAGCCCCGACCGCATAGACCTTGCGGGTCGTGGAGTAGGGGTCTACAGGCGTGGCAGCGCACGTAGAACCCCCTCCCCGAAAAACGACTGGTCATCAAGGAGGACAGAACAAACCTCCTCAGTGCCCCAGACCAGGTTGCAGTGGATGAGATCGGGGAGTGGCAGAGTGGCCAATCTGAGTACCCGTTGTCGCATGGTGGTCGCCGCGGCCACCGAGTTGGTGCCAGATCGATACTCGGTGAGGACGCAAGACACGATGTGGGGCACGTAGGCGATCGCAAAGCGCTTTGGGGTGCACCACCAAAGGTACAAGACGGCCATGAACGCGGCGGCGAGCCCGACGCGGCCGGCCGACGCTGCGTAGTTCGGACC